GCCAACTTGCATTGTTCGCAGAATTTCTTTTTGAAATTCTCTGTGTTGGGGCTCCTGACTAGAATTGAAAAGTAATACACATCAGTAACATTTCTATTTTCATTTATGATATTATCTAATTATTAATTTATAATATAAAGGAGTATGCAATTAAAATGAACAAAGTCCACAAACCTTTATATTTTTATTTAATGCTTTTCTTCTCTACAACTATCATAGGTGCACTTTTATTGTATTTACCTTTCACTGGTAAAAAGCCAATATCTTTTTTAGATGCCCTATTTATAGCTTCAAGTGCATTTACAGTTACTGGCTTGTCCCCAGTTGATATAGGATCACAGTTTAATATACTTGGTGAGATAGTAATACTATTATTAATACAAATAGGTGGTCTAGGTATCGTAACCGTAACCCTATTGACACTAGTATTTTTAAATAGAAAGATATCAATGAAAAATAGATTTTTGATTATGGTTACATGGAATATTGACGAACCTGGTGGTGTTATTAAGCTAATTAAACACTTGGCTATTTATAGTTTAGTCACTGAATTAATTGGTATGATTTGTTTGTGTTTATCTTTTATACCAAAATTTGGTATAGGCAAAGGATTATTTTTAAGCTTATTCACATCAGTATCAGCTTTTAATAATGCTGGATTTGCCCTTTTTAAGAATAACTTAATAGATTATTCTAATGATCCAATTGTCATTATCACAATCTCAATACTCATAATATTTGGAGGTATTGGACATTTTGTCGTAATAGACTTTATTAATTGTAAAAAATTGAGTAAATTATCTTTACATTCTAAATTAGTCTTAACTACAACTAGTATCCTAATAATTATAGGAGCTATTACATTCTTTTTATTAGAACAGTTTAATACTATGCAAAATATGGGACTAGTTGAAAAAATCGGAAATTCTTTTTTCCAATCAATAACAACACGAACAGCGGGCTTTAACAGTATTGATATAGCAAGCATTAACAAATCTACTGCTTTAATGTTAATGCTACTTATGTTTATTGGTGGTGCCCCTCTCAGTGCAGCTGGAGGAATTAAAATAACTACTTTTGCAGTAGCGTTTATTTTTGTATTAAATTATATACGTAAAGAAAATAATGTTTCAGTATTCAATAAAGAAATATCTGACAAATATATAAAACTATCTATTGTTACCATTAATATCTCATTTCTATTTATCAGTATCATTACTTTTATATTATCGATAATTAATCCGAACATATCATTAATCAAGTTATTATTCGAAGTGGTTTCTGCATTTGGAACAGTCGGGTTAAGTATGAACCTTACCACAGAATATCATGGTATTACTAAAATAATTATTATATTCGTTATGCTTTGCGGTAAAGTAGGACTATTAACTTTATTAAGAACATTTATACCACCAAAAAGTCCAAAAAATTACCGCTACACTAAAGGACAAATTTATCTATAAAATAACTATCCATCTTTAACAAGAAATGAACTAGTGTTTTAATCTATTACATTTAAAAAACTACCTAAACAGGTAGTTTTTTTGTTTTTTATTTATTTTAGGACGACAAAACGTCTTATATCTTTAAAAAAGCAAATGCATAAGTACACCTTTAAAAAGATCTACTCAAAACTAAACTATACAATGATTTAAATATTTAAAACTTATTTTTTACTACGTTAACCTCAATTGTTGAAAAGATGAATGAAAATGATAATTTAATAATGTATACTTTTGATTGTTTAAACATGTACATTTTCTAAAATTCTAGAGATAATTTTATTGCTGTGAACAACAATGAAATTATCTTCAGACATAAATACGGATTTTGAAGTTACTACTCTTTCATATTTACAAAAATTAATAATTGTTATGATGAACTTAAACATGAAAATAAGCAAAAGTGAAATAGCTAGACACATGGGTGTTGATAGAAGAGCAGTTGATAAATATTCAAATGTCTTTGACCTTTATTTTATAAATTCTTCCATAAAAATAACCACACTTCTAAATCAATAGGTGGGTGTGGTTTTGTGCTTTATATTTTAAGAATAGCCATCTTCAAATTATTTTCACTTGTATGATCTTTGATTTCTGTAAATCCAAATTTTCTATAAAATTCTCTTAATCTATCTACATCCTCATACTCTATCCAAATATATGAACCGCCAAATATGTTCGCACCTTCTAAAACTTTCACATATGCTAAAGTTAATAAATCGTTTGCATTTATGGATTTTGTAGCCAATGCTTCTTCAGAATAATTTTTTCTATTTGAGCAATTAAGTATCCTTGTATGATTAAATTGTCATTTCCACTGTGAGTTTCACCCTTTTGATATAACTTCTTCTTTAACGTGTTTGATATTTTATCTAACATACGTTTTGTAAAAAACTAAGGGTTTATTGCTAATTGTAAAATAGCCAACTAGTATTTGTTTGTTTTTGAATTGTGAAAAAACTAAATGAGTTCTAGACAGGTTTTGTCTATCAAATGCTATAGACTTATTTTTCAAAAATAAATCAACATCGTGTGCTGATTCACTTCCTGAAATTGATATTGTCTCAAATGAATTTAGTATATTTAAAACTGAAGGTATCTTTCGCTTAACCTCTTGCTTATCACCTGTTAACAATTCTGAAAGTGATATTACTTTTACAGTCAATTACTTCGATAATCCTTCAATAGATTTTCAATCTCACAAGTTGATTTTATTTTAGTCGCTTTTATGTTTGTTTTGTTCACATTACTATTATTTTCGTTAATCTCCATTGCATCTATTAGTTTTTGCGCTGATTTTTTTGTGAATTTATAATCAGTAGTAATACTTATTGTAGCCATACTACTCACTTCCTTATTTTACTTCATTTGACAACCAAGTATACATTGTCTACGTTGTCTTCTTGTTTACAATGTATCATGAAAGCATCTTTTCGACAATAGATTCAATAAATTTCTTTAGTGTATATGATTTTACACTTAAACCAATTTGTTTCTTAGCATAAAAACACCCATGCTGTAACTAGTGTGGGTGTTTTCAAAATGCAGACAGCTTCTTATTACAATACGCAAGTGAGTCCTCTGCAAAGCCGAATTGATTACCGGAAATCTAATTACATTACAACATACTAGAAGAAACTCCTTATATACTCAAAAGGTATACTAAACTTCTCTATATAATCTATATGATTTTAACATTGAAAAAACCCCCCATTATGAATCTAAATAACACATCAGCACATAATAAAGACGCCTTCCAAAAGTTTTGGTAACTAATGGAAAACGTCTTAAAAACATATTTTCATACGCTCTAATATTTATTTGGAACGAATCATACTCGTGCATAATGTAATTTTCTAGTTAGTCAAAACTAGAAACTGTTTTACATCATTCCTGGCATTAAGGGCAGTATGAAATAGATATAAATCATATACAAAAATCCTATTAAATCAGCATCGTGTATTCTTTATGCATTCAATTTTTTTAGTTTTTTTATTTCATTATGACCAATTTATGACCACCAATTATCACACACATAAATCTCTATAAGTATATTTGCAATGATAGATATGATTATCCATATAATGCTTTTTCATTGCAATATAATGCTTATCTCAGCATCTTATATCACCTAATAAAGTTAGTGTAAAATATTAAAATTGATAAAACTATATAAATTTGTCCACCCATTTTTGATTAATAAATAAGCGTTTGATGCCTGCAACGTGTGATTATATTAATATTAATACGTATAAACATCGTCATATTTTTTTATATTCAACGTTGTAATCACGTATTATACTGAATATAAAATATCAAAAATAGATAAATACATATATTTCCCGAAACAACATCATATTAATCCACATTAAACATACAAAACTCATTCTGCTTATTAATAGTTCTAAGATATCATGTTATAATTAGTGAATAAAATCACAAAAGGAAGGTTTTAAATCATGAGACTTCAAAAAGCACCTTTAGTAACATCGGGATTGATCTTAGGTTTGTTGGGGTTGGGCAATCTCTTGAAAGACATATCACTTGTTTTAAATGCTATTTGTGGTATCTTTGCCCTCTTTATTTGGGTTCACCTTTTATGTACTATTCTCAATAATTTTAAAAATGTTAAAGAACAATTGAATACCCCTCTAGTTTCATCTGTGTTCACAACATTTTTCATGTCTGGATTTTTGGGAACCACTTATTTAAATACGTATTTTAGTGATGTAACCATTATCACTAGCTTAATAACACCCTTATGGCTCTTATGTCTTATGGGGATTATGATACATATGATTATTTTTTCAATTAAATATTTAAAAGGGTTCTCGCTCGAAAATGTTTATCCATCATGGACAGTGCTTTATATTGGTATTGCTATTGCTGGATTAACAGCACCAATCAGCGGATTTTATTTAATTGGAAAATTATCAGTTATATATGGTTTTTTAGCAACATGTATTGTCTTACCAATAGTATTCAAACGATTAAAAACGTATCCATTGCAAACGTCTATTAAACCGAACACTTCCACAATTTGTGCACCATTTTCTTTAGTTGCTGCGGCATATGTTATAACTTTTCCTAAGGCAAATGATCTAATCGTTATTATTCTTTTGGTATTGGCTCAGTTTTTTTATTTTTATATTATATTTAAACTTCCAAAGTTGCTAAAAGAGCCGTTTTCACCAGTATTTTCAGCTTTCACTTTTCCTTTAGTAATTTCAGCAACTGCCTTAAAAAATAGTTTACCTGTACTAACGTACCCAGAAATTTGGGAATGGCTCTTATTTTTTGAAATTACATTAGCAACTTTAATAGTATTAAGAGTCTTTTTAGGCTATGTTCATTTCTTTTTTAAAACTAGCCCGAAGGCTAGCTATAACTCTTAATCTAATGTAGCACTTTTAAAAATATCTTATAGTAATGACAAAATGATAAAGAGAAATATGACAAGACATATCTTAATAAATCTTTGCTCAAAATCAACCAGCCATTCAGCTGCCGATTTTACTTGCTTCATATAAAACTGGGTATAGGGTAAAAAACTTAATTCTATACCCTATTATTTTTTTCTCTTTATCCACCAACCCTTAAACTTGCTTGAATGTTTGCATTATTAAAATTAGCTTTAAACTAAAGATCTGAGGTTTCAATTACCATTTGGTAATCCAAGACAATGTAATATTTATTTGTAATTGTTTTAGTATTTTCTTAACTGTTAGATAACTTTCAATTTTATAAATTACTATACACATTAAAAATAAAATCATTAAAAGTACTAATACTAATGAAAGTCAAACACTTTCCTCACTTTATCATTTTTCAACCATTCCGCCATATATTAAGTATCTATAATCAATACCCTAAATTTATACATACACCTAATATGTTTACATAAAAATAGGCAAGTACCGAAGTACCTGCCTGTTATGCACATTTAAATCTTGAGAGAAATGTTAAAAAGTTCTAGTAAAATAATAGCACATTTTATCTTTAAATGTAAATAGAAAGCAGGTGTGTTACACACCTGCTTAAATAGACATGACTATGTCATTTCAACTGATTTCTCCCCATTAGTCGCCTAGTACCTGACTAGTTGGGGCAGAACCATTCCATGTTCTAATAGGCAAGTAATAACGTTGCCCCTCCCGTTTATATAATACCCATAAATAATATTTATATAACTAATTTATGTAATTTTACAAGGCTCAAAATTGAGTTCTGCAGTTAAATTCATAAACATTTAGTATGGAATTTTAGTTTTGCCGTTTGATGTTATGTGTACTTTGATGCGTACTGGTACAGGTAAGCTAGCTATTTCCGATAAAACTCTCAGACCTAAATGTTGGTATGTACCAACATCTTTAATTTCTTCAGAAACTTTAATGAAACGATGAGCTTGTGTTCTATCTAAGTTGATATTTTTCAACCAATTACCAAATTCTCCATGTGCTAGGTCATTTTGTTTCATATGGTTTTAATCTTCGACCAATCTCAAAGATAGATTGACCAGCGATGTTTAAAGCCATATTTCACGACGTTATGTTTACAGTTAAAGTATTTGTGCGTGGTTCCCATCCCTTACTGCAACACAGGACGTTTCTCAGCGTAAAAAACGCCACTAGAAAGTGACTTTAAAGAATATAACTAATTCAAACTTATATTAATTAATATTCTTTAAATGACCACTCACACTTTGTTTTTTGCTATTTGTAACTTTAAAATGTTGTTTAAATCTATATTTTTTGATATAGCTCCCTATGTAACAAACACTTTTTAATTAATATATATTTAAACAATAATTTAGAGATGGTTAATTGATTCATTTAAATAATATTTATACATTCTATATGTAAACGTTTACACATTTGAATGAAGGAGAATTAAAAATGAATAAAAAATTACTAATGATTTTTTTTATCGTAAGCCCTTTGTTGCTTGCGACAATCGCTACAGATTTTACCCCTGTTCCCTTATTATCTAATCAAATAATCAAAACTGCAAAAGCATCTACAAACGATAATATAAAGGATTTGCTAGACTGGTATAGTAGTGGGTCTGACACTTTTACAAATAGTGAAGTTTTAGATAATTCCTTAGGATCTATGCGTATAAAAAACACAGATGGCAGCATCAGCCTTATAATTTTTCCGAGTCCTTATTATAGCCCTGCTTTTACAAAAGGGGAAAAAGTTGACTTAAACACAAAAAGAACTAAAAAAAGCCAACATACTAGCGAAGGAACTTATATCCATTTCCAAATAAGTGGCGTTACAAATACTGAAAAATTACCTACTCCAATAGAACTACCTTTAAAAGTTAAGGTTCATGGTAAAGATAGCCCCTTAAAGTATTGGCCAAAGTTCGATAAAAAACAATTAGCTATATCAACTTTAGACTTTGAAATTCGTCATCAGCTAACTCAAATACATGGATTATATCGTTCAAGCGATAAAACGGGTGGTTATTGGAAAATAACAATGAATGACGGATCCACATATCAAAGTGATTTATCTAAAAAGTTTGAATACAATACTGAAAAACCACCTATAAATATTGATGAAATAAAAACTATAGAAGCAGAAATTAATTAATTTACCACTTTTTCTGTAATAATTATTAATAAAGGGAGTCCGTTAATTATAATAAGCGTTCTCCCTTTTATCTTTATAACGCTTTAATATAAAGCTAGGGTGAATTAGTAAACTAATCCTCACTAACTCAATATGATAATCGTTTTTACTGTAATCAATCCTCTAACGGTATATCATCCACAATCACAGTATGATTAGGATTAGCGTTAGATACCTCTTGTACCGTCTTATCTAAATCTTCATCATCGCCATCCCATTCACCAATATTAATGAATATAGGCACATTCCCGTTAATATCATGCTTATCTGTAAATAACTTATGGTATTTACCCAACATATCACGAGCTTTTAAACGATCACTAGGTTTTATTGGTACCTCTATCAGTTCAACATGTTCGTTATAGACTAGCTGTACTTTGCCACTTTGTGGATTCTCTTTATATTCCCCTCGCTTGACTACAACTTCTTTCGTTTCTGTCTCATCACCGACTGCCGCATTCGTAAGCACATGTAGTAACTCTTTTGCGGTTAATACATTCTCATCTATAATCTTATCTTTTTGTTCTTGTATATATTGCTTGATGTGTGGCTTCTTTAATAACCTACATCCTGTCACATGTGCACTATTTGCGCTATAGCCTGCTTTTATGGCACTTTGTGTTACATTAAGTGTTCTTATATACTCATTCACAAAACGCGCTTGTTTTGCCGTTAACTCACTCATTCTATCACCTCCACAATTTTATCTAATAAGGTTTCATACCATAATCTTACAGATTGTTCTGAACACTCTAAGACATTGCTAATATCTTTAAAACTACGTCCTTGTATTAAAGAATCGAAAATATAAAACTCTTTGTCATTAGCTACTTGGTCAACAATCATTTCTAAGTGATTCTTTACAATATGATCATCAATGTTATCGTCTGCCATCCATTCATTAGAATTTTCATCACCTATTGAAAAGAATTCATCGGTATTTATTTCATCATCTATCAACACATCACTTCTAGTTCGCTTATGATAATCACAAACGAAGTCTTTTATTTGCTTTTTATCCATTGTTACACCACTTTTACATATGAAGATTGGTGATATGCATTTACTCGTGCAATCTTACTGTTTTCAATTGCTGTATTTCTTTGTTTTTGACGTTCTGAACGTTGTTTAATACTTGCTTGATACAAATCAACTTGTAAGCGTTCAATGACGTTGTAAGGCTTATATCGTCCATTTGAACGCATATATTTTACAACTTGCTTCTGCTCTTTTTCTGTATAATGATTTAGTACCTTTTTCAACAACGCCATATTATTTATAGATCTATTTTTATAGTTTTGTAACCCTGCTTTTGTTTCAATAATTTTGATAACTAATTTTTCAATCGGATATGAGACAGACACGACCCCCATTATTTCATCACATGTTGTGGTCGACGCACTCATATGGTACATACTTTCAATTTGGAATTCACACATCTTAATTTTTTTATTAATAAATGCTGGGTTAAATTGCGTTAATAGTTGATACTCAGATAGTTTATTGTCGCCATTACGATAATATAAACAATTCTTCGTTTTAAGCAGTTTCATTTATTCACCCCTATAAACAGAGCCTACCCGAATTGGATAGGCAATCATTGCTATTTAATAATCCTGTTTTGCTTAGCTAAATTTTGTAGCGTTGTACCATATTGCTTTTGCTTAGACTGTTCTGATTGTTGTAACTCACTTGAAATCTCCTGCATATTGTTTTTAATATCCAAATCAACTGCATTTATTAATAGATTTGTATCTTCTTCATTTAAACCAAATGCATTTGCGACCTTTTTAGTATTATTTAACTCGTATTTTGTTTCCATTTAATTACCCTTTCTTTTTAACGTTTTAAAAACAACTTGTTATTGTGTTCGTATGGCAAATCATTACCATTAATATATGATGTAAATATATTTTCTCTAAAGTAGCCATTCAATGCTTCCCTAGCCTCTTTATCATCATATAATTGTTCTTGACTATAAATACTCGCATATTGCTGATGCTCATCTTCATATCTATCATTAATATCTTCTATTTCATCAATGATCTCATTATATGCATCGACTACCTTTTTTAATTTACCTAAAGCTGATTGTTTTTCTGATTCATATAATGATGACAACTCGCTTTGATGTTTTAATAATTCAATTGTCTTTTGATATTTAACTTCTTTCGACACACTTTTCTTTGTCTCTAAGCGTTTATTAAGTGCTTTTAGTTTCTTTTCATCAGCATCTGTTGCTTGATATAGGTTATCTGCTTTATCATCTTGTCCATCCATGATTAACTGTTTATATGTGGACTTATCTATCTTTATTTTACTCTCCAATGCATTACGCTCTTGTTTCAATTCTTGTATAGCCTTTTGTTGATCTATTACAAATTGGTTGTATTCTTTAAAGTACGATTCAGTTTTCATTTTTATCCCCTTTACACTTTAATTCGTTTCAAAGCTTCATAGCGTTTCATACTGCCATCAGCTAATTTCTTAATACTTCTCATCGCTTGTTGCTTTTCTTGTTCTGTCATAATGATGTAATAACCACGTTCACTAGGTTTATAACTGCACCCGATAGGATAGCCATAATCATATACTAATGAATTGATTACTCTTCGTAACCATCGTTCATTGCTTGAATTATATTCATATCCCAATTGATTTAAGATTTTAGTTTTAGTAATATACTTATTGGACGTATTTTTTATCACATTGAAAACTTGCAGGTGTTCGGTGGGTAAATGATACGTCTCTTTTTCTGCGATACTTTGCATTTCTACACCTCTTTCTTTTAATTATTTCATACCTAAATTATACCATTTTTACAGGTCTAAAACAAACTTACGTTCGCTTTATAGCGCGTTTTATCAATTGTTTAGCTTATCATATATAACACTTATAAAATCATGTTATAAACTTAACGTTAGGCTTTTCACATTAACCTAATATAGAACTTAAGTTCGATAAAATAACACGAACAAACAGCGAACAAACTTAACTTTTAGGCCTATGCCAAAAACACAAACTTTAGCTTGTATTAGCGTTAACAAAGTTCTCACACCTTGCACAAATCTTGCCATTTTTTCAATTCTCAAAGACTGTATACCTTCCGATGTTAAAAGCTAACACCTTTATATAACCTTATTATTTTCAAAGCCATAAAACAGCTCAATATCAACATTTCACACTTTTTTGAATTTCGCCTACCTATCTATTAACTCACTATTGTTGCAACCTTTACATTTTAAAACTTCTATACCTTATACTTTTATATTAGGAGCCACACACCACGTGAGACTCCATATTTAATTACTTATTCAAACTGTAATAAGATGACTTCAACTCAGTTAACTTATGCTCTAAAGCCTTGTAATCCTCTTGTGTCGCATTCTCATCTTGTACAAACTCAGTTACTAATCTCAACCCCTCAACTAACTCTGGTGCTGGTTCATTGATTCCTGTAGCTAACTGATACAACATTTCAATATTCGCTATCACATCAGTATTACTCGATTGAATGCCCTCAAGTGTATCGGTATCAAATCCATTTTCTAGGTACTCAAACACATCACTATTATTTGATTCTGCATATGTTTGTAATCCATACATAAAATACTCATCTTCAAATAATTGACTGGCCATCATATCACTAATAGAAAGCTGTTTACCGTCATGTAATTCATAACCTACATAATGACCTTCTATACTTCTTATAAGCCCCTCAGTGTGCTTAGGTGACGCTAATTCAAATGATTGCCTTACTTTACAATCTTTAATATATACATGACCGAATAACTTCCCATTCATCATCACGTATGCCATATCAAATGGATCATTGTATAACTTAAAGCAACATGGTTGCACTTTACTATGTTCTAATAATCCTGTGTAGTACCTTAGTAACGTGCCTGCTCGTGTTTCAAATTGGTTTACGATAGTTTCTATGTTCATTTGATTTTCTCCTCTTTATTTATTCTTAATACCATAGGCACCCATGAGGGCACGTCCGTTTGTTGTCCATCTTCTGGATAACAAATTGCTAATGGTAAGTTAGGAACTCTACCATCCAACAAATAACGCATTACAAAACTACCTCTATACACTAAATCAAGTTGTTCACTTTTAACTAATTCAATCAGCGCAAACATTGTAATTTTGTTCCATCCACTCCAAAACACAATATTCTCATCCTTATCGTGTGTGACACTGGTTCTCCCTATATAGTCGTGATTCATTTCTTTAAACAAATCTTCTAACTGATATATCGGTATCTCCTTATATTCTTTTACATAATCGTATATATACTTTTTAAGTTGCTCTTTATCCATGTGTTACCTCCAATATTTTTAAATGGGAACTAGTCCCCGTTGAATTCCCGACTTAAAATACTTATCGGGAACTAGTCAAACCATTGATATATAAACTTTAAATAAACTTAGTTCCCGTTGTACCCGTTAAAAATTTTCTATCATATATGGTATAAAGCTAACAACATTTGTTCGTTTTCAAATAATAAATAATAATATTATTTATTGGGAACTTCGGGAACTATTAACTTTAATTGCTTGTGGTTAAAGTAGTCTTATAGTTCCCGTTTGTATGTTTTTCGCGGGAACTTATCGGGAACTTTGGGAACTATTTAATAATCTGAATAAGGATTATGAGAATTCGAGAAATCAAATCCTAATTCTTCAAGCATTTCTTTGTTTATAGCAAATCCTCTATACTTAATGTTTTTGTGACTCACCTTTTTTTGCAAGCGATCTTTTTCACCTTTAATTAAATATCCTTTTTTGCCCCATTGACCTGTTATAGTCTGCATTTCATGACCTAATTTATCGTGTACAGTTTGACCTAATATACATAAATAATCACGTTTATATATAGCTTTGATGTCACCATTTTTGACTGAACTATAGCCATCACCAGCGATATTATTTCTATTT